GTTGAAATTGACATAATACTATTCTACCCCAATTGTTGCATTAGTTATCCACTTAAAGCCAGTATCAATACCTTTACTTCTTCCCATTTTAGATCCCGCTTTAAGATTTTTCTTATATAATGTTGGTTTGCTAATGTAATCATAAATACCCGCAGCACGTAAAAATGATTGTTTAAAATATCTTGTCATAAAATCATCAAAGGCTGATTCAAAAGATTTATAAACAGCGTCTCCGCCTGGATTTTCAATAGTTACTGGGCTACTAGTAAAAACTTCACCACTAGGTCCATTAAATTTTAAAGCTTTTGATTTTGTTGGCCTAATTGTTACAGGTACCCCGTTTTCCATAATTCTTGCTTTATTATAAAATGGAACTGTCATGTCTTCAGTCATACTTCTTGATTGTCTAAAGGTAGAATTAATTGATAAACCTATATTGCTAACAGAATATCTTAAGTCAAACAGCCTAGCACCTGGACTGCCAGTTTGATTCCATTCATAAACATGGTGTAGTGCACTTGGATTAGCTCTTGCCTGAACATCAATGTATTGAGAAAGTGCAGCAATTACGCCTCTGCCTAAATTATCAAGAAGTATTTTTTTGCCACGTTTTACACCTTCTAAAAATCCAAAAGAATAATTAACAATATTGTTTAACTGTTTAGTAAGCGATAGCGTATTTGTTTTTACTATCATTAGTCACCTACAGTCTGATTTTCAGTTCTACGCCATAACATTTTGTAATATTCTACATTTCCAAAAGGACCAGTAAATGGTTCAACTGTTGCAATTTCATAAATCGTTCCTCTGCCAGATCGTGGGCCAGCAGTTTCTTTATAAATTATTTGATCATTGCTAGATCTTATGTTGGTTACAAGTATATTTGTAACTGCATTATTTGATTGCTGTGATGAAACTCTTGGGTCATTTTTAGTTCTTGAAATAAGTTTATTTTCATATTGCAAAAATGTTTCTGGTTTGATATCTTCTGTACCAAGTCCGCCTACTGGTGTTGCATTGCATACTATTGTTCTATCGTATACCCAGTCTTTTTTAGGTTGACCATAATCTCCCTGTGTTAATATTGGAAAATATATATCTGCCTTCATTGGATATAAGAAATCAGTTGATTCACAACTATTCATTATAGGACTCCAGGACGAGTAATGTTGTCAACATATTTAGATAAAATCTTATCTACAATTATGTTGCCAGTTCCTTCCATTATTCTTTTATCGTATTCAACTTTAAATTGATCTGTACTATAGTTAGTTATATATCGCTTATAGTAATCAAGTTTGCCACATTTAATATCTTCAATTAATAGCTTTATTGCATCCTGAATATCAATTGGAACAACTTTATAGCCAGTTTCTACTAAAAATATATAGTCAACTCCTGCAGGAAATGCTACGCCAGGAGTAATCGTTGAAACATTACCGCTATCTTCTGTATCAAAAATAGCAAATGAGTCAGAAGATGCAACAGGAATTCTTGCTGGTTTTCTTTCTGCTCTGTTTACTGAGTCCACATATTCTAGTGGATCTTTTGTAATTGCCGTCTTATCTTTTGTAATTAAGAATGTATATTCAACTAATGCTGGACCGTTTTCATTATCAACATCATATACAAGCTCTGCATTCTCATATACTTTTAATATTTTATGAACTCTATCCCAAAGTGGCATATAATCTGTTTCTTGTCCAACAGTTTCAAGATATTTTCTCTTATAATAAAAACCATCAACGATAGTATCAATAATTGCTCTTGCTAAAGATTCATATTCTTTATATTTTGCTATTTCAGTTGCAGATGTTTCATTATAAGATTGTGCTAATTTAATTGGATCTACATATGGTCTTTCAATCTGTAAATTATCTTCAAGTACTATATCTCCACGCTCACCGTCAATATCTTCATAAACAGTTACTGCGTAAGACTTATCATATTTTACAAAATCTCCAGTTAATTCATATGTAATTTTACCTGTTGAAGATGAGTCTCCACCAGATTCTCCGCTAATAAACTCTTCAATTTCTGTTTGTTCTGGAACATCTTCAATAACAAGAATATAGTCAGCAGATTCATCTGGAACCTCATATGTGACAGAAAGCGGGTATGGTGGGATGCGAAGAACTACTGACATTACTCTTTACCGTAATAAGATGCTACCTCTTCAGGTGGTGCTAAACGAACCATTCTGTGGGTAAGCCACTTTTCCGATGCCTCCTTTGAGACTATGTTATACCCCACTTTTATTGCTCCAAGATTATCCATATGAATATTTCTTTCTGAGTAAATTGCTACTTTGTCTGAAATATTTTTTGCTACTGCTGGATCTTCTACAACTTCTTCTTTATTATCTGGTGGAAACCAACTAGCTAAAATTTCTAAAATTTCAAGTTTTGTTTGAGCATCAAATAACTCTATATTATTTTTTTTAGCATATGCTTTCAAAGCTAGTACAGTTTTTGTTGATAATTCTTCCATCGTTGTATTCATTTTTCTCCTCTACCCATTTGTAATTATACCAGAATAACAATAAGGAGGACGGTTTTTATGCCGTCCTCCCTAATGACTACTGCTTAGATTTTAGGAATCTGCGCTGTCTGCGTCAACATATGCGACTGCGTCTAGCTCTTCCCATTGAATACCAAAGCGTACAAATACTGTGTACTCAATTGTATCCTTCTTTGGCTTGTACTCACGGTTTACAGTAATGTCTCTCTGGAAGCCCCATACACGGTTCTGTGGGAATGTTAGATCAACATATCCTGCAGGATAGTAAGGAACCTCAAGAACATCTACACCAAGAACACGAGTTGTACGTGCATTTCCTAGTGTCTGTGCTCCACCATCAAGGAACTCTTGACGGTTCATCTGAGTGCTACCAATACGATCAGCGAATGCAGAAGAAATAGCATCTGCAAGAGTACCGTTATTGCGAACGATACCAGCAAAAGCATCAGTACCTGCGTAGAACTTTAGATTGCTCTTAAGTGCACGGTACTTACGTGGCATTGCTAATAGCAAGCCCTGCATTACTGATGTAGTGTAGTTATTATCTGAAATTGTTGCAGCATATTCGTGAGCAGCATTTCCTACTGTTCCACGAGTTTGCTTTACGAAACCTGCCATGATTGACAAGAAATCATCTGCGCCTGTTCCAAGACCATTGATAGCAAGGTCTTCAATATCGTTAGCAAATGCGTTGGTCATCAAGCGAACTAGATGATCTTCAAGCGCACCTCCTTCAATATTGTCTTCAAGAGCTTCAGTTGATACTTCCCAGTCAAGACGAATCTTTTTAGTTGTAAGTTCAACTTTTGTAAAAGTTGCGCCAGCGTTTGTATAATTTGGTGAGCCTTGTGAAGCTGCACGAATTACACGCTCTCCAACGTTAACTTTCTCAATTTCCATGGTGTTTGCTCGCATGGTGACACGACGGCCATCCTTGGCGAGAACTGTTGCATCCCACACGTAATCAATAAAACGACGTGCTTGTTCAGGAGCAAGAATACCACCAGCAGAACCAGTTGGGTTTACTGCGTTTGCTCCAGTTGTTACACCGAAAGCTGCAGTAGCTGTGTTACCTAGTTGAGATCCTACAGATGATCCTGCAGAGTTTAAACCAGTTGCACCACCAACTCCACCAGATACGAGAGATCCAGCTGAGTTAATTTCAGCTCCATCTCCAGAACCTGGGTAGTTTTTTTCTAGATTTGTGTTTTCCGACATATTGTTCACCTCCTAGTGATTTACCTTAGTTAAATAGGTCGGCATTTGTGAGGAAACGTCCGCCCCATAGGGATTTTTGAATCACTTGTGGTGATTCCTGTACGATCTCGCCTAGATCGCCAGACTTGCGGAAAGCGGTGTCTTGTTCTACAAGATCTACTCGCTTGCCAAACTCATTGAAGTTATTCTTGAGTCCATTAACATCATTTGTTACTGAATCAAGAGTTTTTGTTACTGCTGTTACTTTCTCGTTAAGAGACTTGATTGTTTCAGCAAGATCGCCAAAGGCATTTGTAAGGGAAGCATTAATGTCTGAAACTGCCTTGGCAACTTCTTCTTTAACATTTGCAACAGCATCTGCCACTGCATCTTCTGCCTTATGTAATTCAGTTGATGTTTCTGCAACAGCTGAATCAGCACTAGCATTGTCTGACTTAGCAACAGCTAGCTCTTCAGCAGCTGGAGCCTCTTCAGCAACTACAGGAGCCTCTACAACTTCAGCAGGTGTTTCTACAACTGCTTCTGCAGCAACTTCTGTTGACTGTGCCTCTGGAGCAATCTCTGCATTTTCAACAACAGCCTCTTGTGCTGTTTCTGTTGATTCTGTCATTTGATTTACCTCCTTGTTAATCTTAATTGGATTAATGCCTTTAGCACTATCAACTAAGAATTTTATCATTTCTGTGTTTTCTTTATCATTTTTTTCTATAAAACCAATATTTTGCATTTTGTTGCCATTTACTGGACTTACTGCTGAATCTTCTTCTGATGTAATTACGATTCCTGAATCAGAGTCCCAAAAAACATTTTCAATTTCTGCTTTAGACAAATATCCGCCAACTACATTCTGACCGTTTATCTTTTCTATTGAAACAATATTTGCAAATTGATTAGCTGGATTATCTACCAAGGAT